GATGATGGTAATTTTTACAACTGGAACGAAGAAACAACAAGTTGGGATTTGGTAGAATAGATTATGGTAGATAAATCAAACGAATATGGATATGTTCCTTCAAGTCCTACACAAGCTAGAGGTGCTAACACAGGTATATTTGAAGTTAATGATGTAACTGATTTATTGAACGCACAACAATGGTCAGGAACTTTTGGAAACTTAGAACTTATACAAACTCTTACACCCTCTGTTCACGATACTTTAGCAGAATTTGATACTATACATGAAACTACTTATGACACGCATTTTTTAACAGTTTGTAATTTAGGTAATGTTAATGGTCAAGCAGCAATGTGGATAAGGTTTAAAGAAGGTGGAGTTTTAAATAGTGGAACTAATTATGCATATAACTATGAGTTATTAAATCAAACTAACAATACACCATATGGTTCTAATGCAACTACATATATACAAACAGTAATTAGAAACGAAATAGGTTCTAATGGTTATGGCGTGGTTTGGTTATATGGATTAGGTAACAGTTCAAGTTATAGTGTTGTTACAGTTCATAGTGGTATAGGCGCACAAGGTCATGGTGGTCAAGGTGGTGGAACTTTTTATTCTAAAAGTGCAGTTGATGGTATAAGTATTCAACCAGGAAATAACTATGCTTTTAATCCTGAAACAGTTTTATCTTTATATGGAGTTAATACATTATGAGTATAGGTCAATTAGAATTAGTTAAATCAGTTAGTGATACATCAGTTACTTCAATAGATGTTACTGACGCTTTTACAGCAAGTTATAATTTGTATCATATTATTGTACAAGGTCATATAACAACAACTAACTCATTGATTGATTTAAGATTTTTAGATAGTTCTGATACTGCTATTACAAGTGGTTATAGATATGGACATAGGTTACAACAAAACACTTCCGGTAGTGAACAAAATAGTACAAGTGCTACAAGTATTGAAAGTATAATTTATGTAAATAATGGCGACACTTTTGCTTCAAGATTTTTTGTTTACAACCCATTTTCAAATAGCGACTATACTCATTTAACATTACACTCGCAGGGATTTACAAGTTCTAATATAACAAATACAAGAGGTGGTGGTGTTCTTACTACTACTGACCAAGTAACAGGTTTTACAATTTTTGATGCAACATTTTCAAATATTGATATAGATGTTTATGGGATAAAAGATTAATGGTTACAAAAAATAGTTTAGTTTTATTAAGTTCATACACAATTACAAGTGGAGAAGAAACAGTTACCTTAACTGGGATGAGTTCTACTTATAATGTACATCTTTTTACATATAGAAATTTAAAACCTACATTAGATAACCAATCTTTACTTATGCAATTTACAGTTGGTGGTGTAACTGATACTACTGCAAATTACACAGGACACATGATGAAAATTGCTGATGGTGGTGATAATAACTCACCAATAATTACAAATGGAACTTATATAAAACTTCACGATAATACAAGCAATGCAGCAAATGAAGCATCTCATGGTAATGTATGGATATATTCTGCTGCTGATAGCGCAGAACATACAACTGCTTCAGTAGATGTAACATACATTACTGCTAGTAGTGGTTTTGTAAATAGTGTAGGTCATTTTAGACATGAACAAAATGAAGCACATGATGGTGTAACAATAGATTTAGGTGGAACAAATGATATTATAAGTGGAGAATTTCGTTTGTATGGACTTGTTAAATAAAAGTATGGTAAGATAGGAGATATTATGGCAACATTAGAAGAACTTACAGTAGCAGCACAATCTGAAGTAGATGCAGCTAAACCTATAATGAAATCAGTTGATGGTAATAGGCGTGAACTAAATGATGAAGAATACGCACAAAAAGTAATTGATATAGCCAATTACAATTTTGACCAACAACAAAATAGTTATAAAGAAGCTAGACAACTTGCTTATGGTTCTATTGCAGAACAATTAGATATGCAATACTGGGATTTAGTTAATGGTACTACTACTTGGTCAGACCACATAGCACAAGTCAAATCTGATAATCCAAAACCTGCATAAAGTTTTATGTTATAATCCTGCTTATGGATTTTATAATTGGATTTTTATTAGGGTATTTTTTTAAAGAAACTGTATCTTATCTTAAAAGATTAGCTATACCTACCCCAAAAGACTGGGATAAAGAATGGGATTGGATAACACCTATTCAGGAAGATGACCTTCCATAATGCCTGACTATCTCGGTAATGGTTATACACAGAAGGAGATGTTAGATATGGTATTAAAACGACTTGATGAAATAGATAGTAAACTAGACGCAAAACTAGACAAAGCAGAATTTTATAAAGTATTAGGATTATTAGTAGCAGTAGGTGGTGTTATTGTTGCTGCCTTAATGTAGGAGAACTATGTGTAAAGTAGATGTAAAAGAAGATGGTTCATTTGTGCAGTTGTGTAACTGCAAATATGGAAGTGATAACTGTGAAAATAATAAGTAGAAAAATGTGGGGTGCTAAACCTGCAAAGACAAAGTATTCTAAGTTAGGAGAAGTAAAAGGTTTAGTAGTTCATTGGTCTGCTTATCCAGTAGCAGTAGGAAACCAAGCAGAAATGGACCAATGTAAGAAGATACAAAGACTACATCAAATTGACAGAGGTTGGAATGATGTAGCATATAACTTTTTAGTAGGAGATACAGGACAAATATATGAAGGAAGAGGTTGGGGAAACAGAAGTGCAGCACAAGGTGGTAATAGTAGGCAAGAAATTAATTACAACAACAAGCATTATGTTGCTGTGTGTTGGCTTGGTGGTTCCAACCCTACCGACAAACCTTCTGCTGAAGCTCTTGCCACCATTAAAGGATTAGCTGAAATAGTTGGTGGAGAACTTAAAGCTCATTCAGATTTTAAGCAAACTGATTGTCCAGGAGATGCAACTAGACAATGGATTATAGAAAAAAATGCTACACCTAATAGCACAATCAGTAATGAAAGTCCACCTGATGTATATGTTCCTTTAAAATATGAAAAGAAATTAGATATAATTATTGCTAAACTAGAGAACATTGAAAATAAATTAAAGTTAGGAAGACTAATAAAATGAGTGAAGAATATAAAGACTTAATTGAAAGATGTTTATGGACATTTGTAGAAACATTTGCTTCTACATTAGTAATCACACCAGCATTAGGTGTTGATATTAGTACATTAGAAGTTGCTGCTTTAGCTGGTGGTGCTGCAGTACTATCAGTATTAAAATCTTTTGCTAAAAATAAAGTATCGCCTACTCCAAAGAAAGCAAGTAAGTAGTTTCAATAGCAAAGCCGAGGGTGTTATCCTTTCTACCTCGGCTCTTGCTTATATACGATTATTAATGTTCACCATAGTAATCTGATACTTCCCATTGTTTCTGACAAGTATGACAAGCTACTAGGTCTTCATCTTTATCACCATTACGCCACCCTGTTGATAGCTTATTGCCACATCTTTTACACATTAGAAAGGTGCCTCGCCTTCCTTAACATCATCTAATGATTTAGCTTTAGGCATAAATATACCATTCTGTACACCTGCATAGTCATTCCAAGACTTAGGAGTAATTTTATTATCTACCCACCAAGACTTAGAAAATACTTTACCATCTACAGTATCTCCTGCTGTACACTTAGAAGCCATAATACATCTAAAGTCTGGTGACTTATCTGATTTCTTTTCAGCTACAGGTACATACTTAACTGCACCACCACAAGGACACCATAACCCTATATCATCTATAGCTAACTCACCTGTTGGATGGTTTCTTTCTTTAACGCTATATCCTGCATCAGTCAGTTCCTTAATAGGACCCCTAGCAGGAGATGGAGTAGTAGATGAGGCGGCTACTACTCCCTCCTTTGGTGCCGGTTTATTGGTTGCACTCTGCGTGCTTGAGCCACTTGACTTTTTCATTTCTTCTTTACTAGGTCTAGCTTTATCAGTTCCTTGATACTTCCAGTTAGCTAATGCTCTACCTATAGCAGAGGTTTCGCAGTTTTCTAACCAAGCCTCGTTATTAGCAAAGCCACCTTGACCTTTGTATTCTTGTGCATACCCTGTACTTACAGGTCTTGCATCTTCTTCATTCTTATATACCTCACACCCTATAACAACCATATGTCCATCTTCACTTATGTTGCTAATGAATGTAGCAATCCTACCATTAGGATTATCAGACCAAAACTTTTTTAGCCTGTCTTCTACTGTTTCGTAGTTATCTAAATTAAACGCCATTAACGCCTCCTTCTTGTATCTTATATACTAGCTTCGTTAGTATTTAATGTGAACATTTTCTCTTTATATCTCCTGCACATAGGGTTAACACATTTAAGAAAACCCTTGTGTGCATATAAAGGACTACCACAACTCATACATATGTGTGACATATTACTCCTCTAGGTTTACTAAATACTCAGCAGTAACCCCCTTGTTAGGTTTTACAAATAGACAGTGCTGTGATGGTCTACCCATACTAGCTAACTGTTCTAGTGCATAACCATTGTGGCTCTCAGTGCTACCATTAACCCACACTCTTGTATCATTTATGTACAAGTTTGTTGGTGTGTGGTAGTGACCACATACTGCGTGAGTAAAGTCTTCCATTAAGTTATTAGCTGCAAGAGATTTCCAACCTAAGATTTTTTTATTGTATCCATAGAAAGGTAATCCCATACTGCCTCTAATGTTATCTCCGTGAAAGCAAAGAAACTTTGCCTTCTTTCCTAAGTTTGCTACTAGGTACCAACTCTTGTCAGGTACTATAAACTTAATTCGCTTTTCATTAGCAAACATAGTCTCTAATATTTTTCCTAACATACGGTCAGCATTACTCTCAGGGTTGTAGTCTCTTCTTGACCTACCCCCTAAAGCACCGTGATTACCTATTACCCAATAGACTTCTACTTCTTCAAACTCTGTTAGTAATGTACTAAAGAATTTATAAAGTATTCGTGGACCATCAACAGTAACTTGCTTATATAAGGAACTGTCAATTTCGTGGGCTTGCCCTGGGAATATGAGTTCACCCTCCACGATATCGCCAAGACAAAGAACTGCACACTTCTTAATAGTATGGCTTGCTCTCTGTATGCGTGCTAATTTAATTATCTTTTCTGCATATCTAACAACTCTTTCTTCAGCTATTTCACTGTTATAAGTAGGTGTTCTTTTTGCAAGCTGTATATCACTAAGTAAGGGAACACATATTTCTTCTCCTTTTCCCTTTGTTATAGGTGGTGCTTTAACTTTCGGTATGTCAAGCATTGAGATACCATCTCTTGCACCTGTATATACTGCTTCAACTAAGTCAGCTTTCTTATCTTTTAACTTATCAATCTGCTTTAACAAGCGTTGATTAGTATTCTTAAGGTCTTTTATCTGTTCGCTTTCTGCTTCAGCTAAAAGTTTTGCTAATTCTTTATTCATTAGCTAGACCCTGTAACCAAACTGAAACTCTACTTCTAGAGATTTCAAAACCAAACTCATCGTTTAGTATTCTAACTATGTTACTAGGTATTGGTCGCTTACCTTCTGCAACCATATCTTTTATTCCATTAATAAAGGGTTCAGCTTCTTTAGGTAATCTATCGTACCAAGCAGCAACTCCACCTCTATTCTGTTCTAGTGCTTTTTCAAGCAATTTGTTTATGTCTATGTTCGTACTCATATTCATATGCTAGCACACAATTATGCTTATGCATATGCATATGAGAAAAAAAAATAAAATGCTTATGCATATGCATAATAAATAAAAAAAAGGGAAGTCGGTGGTAGGGTAACGAAAGGACAAACCCCTACCACCTTTAAAATAAATATCCTATAGCCTAAGCAGGAAACGGAGATTAACTACTTAGGCTACGAGATACTTACTTAGTACCTAATTGTTTTGATAATTTCTTTACTTGTTCTACTACACGAATAGGTATTATGTTATGTCTTCTCATAAACCTAGCAATCTCATCTCTCTTTTCTTTGTTAAGATTTACTGCAGTACCATTATTATCTACACCTACTACTTGTTGGTCGCTTACCCATATACGAGGTTCTGGTTGTTGTGCTAGCCACTTTAGACCATCTAAATCTACTGAGTTAGCACCATATTCTTCTAGGTCTCGTATAGCGTGTGTGTCAATACGACCATCTCTAGCGATAATCTTTATCATACCATCGTAGCCATCTATCTTAGTGTTGTATCCTACATAACCAGCTATGTTAGATGCAGGTAGATAGTCAATAATTTCTCTTATGTCTTCCTCATAAAAAGACATAGAACCACTACAGTCTATCATCATAGAACCACCTGCTACTGTAGTCTTATTCGCAAAGACTTTCTTGTCAGTAGTCATACGATGCATATTTTTAGGAACAACACCTCTATCACTATTACGCTTTGCAATTTCTCTAACTGCTTTGTGTATAGTGTTAGTAGGTGTGAATTTGAATATCTTAGCTACTCCGTGCATACCAGAAGTGTCGCCACCCCAGTAATTAATAAAGTGTCTATCATATTGTTGCTCACTATCTTCTATGATTTGTTTAGCAAGTTCTTCACTAATTCCTTTTGGTAGTGTAATACTATCATCGTACTCATCAGCAATCTTATCCATTGCCTCTAGTTGTGCTAGGTATTCCTCGCCATCTAGTACAATACTGCCTTCAGAAGTAAGCATCTTTTGAAGTTTGTAAGAATTCCTAACTCCTTCAAATGGATTAGAAAGCAATCTTACTAGCTTATTAACTCTTCTTCTGATAGAAGCTGTACTCATTTTCTTGTAACGATAATGGTTTACATCTCTATCGTAATACAAAGTACCACGAAAATTTGTCCAAGTAATGTAGGATTGTGCTTCGTGAATACCATAGAACAATGAGCTTAATACGTCATATACTCTATTACTATCTTGTTCTAGTAAACTGTTAGGTAACTTACTACCCACAGGATATCTAATTTCTAGCAATGACTTAATATATGACTTAACATCTTCGTAGTCTATAAGTCTAGCTTGTCCTGCAAATGCAGTTTTCTTAACATAATACTTATATACTTCTTGTATGCTTTCATTAGCAAGTATTTTCTTGATTACTTCTTTCGCTATCAAGTCAGCTTGTATTTGTTCCATAGTACCCAATGAGTTGTACATAAGAGATAAAAACTTTCTTTCGTTCTTAGTTAGTTCTCTTATTTCTTCTGCATCAGTTAGGTATCGGTCATATTCATAATGGCTAGGAAAACCCATAGCTCTTGCTATCTTATTAGCTTTCTTCCTAGCACCTTGTTTATGGTACTTATTAGCAAATAAGAATTGTGCTATGTGTAATATGTCTAGTTCCTTAGTACGAAACTTCATAGTTCTAAACAACTTCATCTTTGTTATTGCAGTATTAAGCAATACCTGTTCGTTGTATTTATTATTACACTCATAGTAAGGAAGTATCAATTCGTTTCTGCTAGTAGGAACTAAGCTAGTACCTCTACGAACATTGAACTTCATTATTTTGTTACCACGCAACGTTAGATTTACTAATG